CTATTTCGATGGCTTGGCAATGGCGCCAATTCGTCGATAGACGCGCTCGGTAATGTCTCCTTTGGTGTGCCCCAAGAGTAGGCTCGCATCGCCGACGTCGAGGATTTCCGACGCCGCTTTCGGCCTGATGTCTCTGAACTGGAAGCCTCCGATTTTCTCAGCCAGCTGAACATCGCCTTTCTCTTCAGCTTCTTTCTTGGCCCTTTCTCTGGCGTCGTCCCATCGATCGCGAAGCATCTTCGCCGTCATCCGCTTGCCGCGTGCGCTCACGATCAAATAGCTGCAAATGTGCTGAGCATTGCGCTCGGCCATTTTCCCGATCAACAGGCCTAGACTGTTTGGCGCATCACCGTCAGTAATCTGGATACGCAGCTTTTTGTGTGTCTTGTTCTGCTGCACACCCAAGTAATTTCCCTCGACATCGTCCTTCCTCATGACCAGGACATCTGCCGGTCTTTGCCCGGTCAGATAGGCCAAGTCCATCGCGTCCTTCAGCTCTTGAGCTGCCTTCACGTAAACAGCATCCCAAACAACATCATTCGCGTAATAGTCCCTCGGCGTTTCCTTGTTTTTGCGCACGCCTTGGCAAGGATTTTCTTTGGTCGTCAGTCCCCATTCTCGAGCAATGTTGAAAACGTGGGAGAGGGTGGCAATCTCGCGATTCGCCCGAACTTTGGCGGTCCGCGCGTCGCGGTACCCTGCGATAGTTGCTGGGGTGATTGAGTCGATGGGAGCGCTGTCAAACATCGGCCGAAGCTGCTTGATCTCTGACAAATTGTCCTTCTGCGTCCGTGCCGCTTTCTTCGATACGATGTCGCGGATATATCGGTCGAAGATGCCTTTCATAGTGCGCAGATCAAGCGGCTTTTCCTTCGCCTCCAGCTCCGCCCATTTGACCCTGGCCAAGTCCAGATCCTTGCCCAGCGGGATCGCCTTACCTGTCATATCCAGATAGTAATAGGCGATCCAAACCTTTCCGCTTTTTCGTGTTCGTGTCCACTTGTACATCCGAGGCGGCAAGCTGCGTGTGTCGGCCTTGCGGGGGCGCATATCAATTCACTCGCGAGTAGTCTGGTGTCCATACCGGTGCAGCCGGCGGCGGGTTCGTATCGGTGATCGTAGGGCTGATCATGCCCAGCTTCATGCGGGCATACATGCGGCCCACCAGCGGGCGCTTGCCACGGCTTTCGACGAACACCCACTGGCGATCAATCAGCCAGCGGCGCTGGTAGGCCCGGGCCTTGTAGCCGGTGAGTGCGGCCAGTTCCTCGTCGGAGAGAATTTCAGTTTCCATTGTGATGCTCCATGCCGCGCCTGGCGGTAGAAGTTGGTGATGGGTTATGCGGGCAGCAAACCTTTCGCTTTTGCTTCTGCCCGGCACTGCTCGCGAAACTCCCGGGCCTTTTCTATTGCTTGCTGCTTTGTCGCGGCCTTCCAAGTGGGGCCGACCTGAATGAACTTGCCGCGCAGCTTCCCGCACCAGTGCTTCACGAAATCGCCGTTCTCGATCTGACAGATGGTGCCGGCCGATGCTTTCGGTGCCGTTGCGTAATCCACCAGCTTCTGGTCGTACGTTAATTCGGGCATGAGGATTCCTCGCCTGCCGTACACTGGCAGGCTGTTGAGTTGGGGAGCGATTACGGGTACTGGCGTTTTATGCGATCGGCGATGCCTTCGAGCTTTTCCGCCATGTACCGCATGTCATTGTTATCGCGGCGGGAGACGACGCCCGATCGCCTAACGTTGCGACCGTCGATGATCCAGGCTGCTAAGAGGATGATTGCGGATTCGAGCCGACGCCTAAGCCAGCCGGTGTGTGGGACAACCTTCATCGCCACCGCTCCCTGCAAATCAGGGAGGCGATGTAGAGCGGGGCGAAGATCATGGCGTCACCTCGCGTCGCGCCCACCAACAGACCGGGCCATCGTCAGTGTCGTGAATCGAAAGGCAGAACCAGCCTTCGCCATTTGGACGATCCGGTTCCCAATAGCCGCAGTCCGGATTTTGGGAGTCAAAGTAGCGCTCCGATATCTCGTCCAGGGCGTCCTCAATGCTGGACATCTTCACAACTAAACCCTGTTCGTCGAGCCATTTCTTGCACTTGTCGCCGTCACCCTCATCGAAAGATGGCAGATCCGGGTGCCAGAACATGCCGTTTTCATCCCGCTTTACCGGCCAGTGTTTGATAAGTCCGACGCGATCGACGCGCTCAATCTCTGCAAGCAGCAGGGCTGCCGCCTTCACAAGGTCGCGGCGCCGATCTGCACTCGGCTTGAACTCCCCGACTACACGCGGCCAGGCCGTGCTCAGGCTGCGCGGCTTCCCGGCGAGGCTTGCATAGGTAGACGCCGCTTCGGCTAGTTCGCCATTGACGTATAGGTCATCGCGATACAGCGAAAAGCCCTCGAGGGACACTTGGCGTTGCCGTTCGGCCATGACGTCCCGCGCTGCGCTGTTGAGGCGAATTTCGTTTTCTTCAGACATGACGTCGTCCTTGCCGCTATAGCGGCTGAAAGTTGTACGGGAATTTGAGTTCGTACAGTTTTGGCGACCAGCTGTCAGGCGCCGTTTAGATTCGGTTGCGCTTTGTTCTGATAGAGCTATTTTTGGTTTTTGTTGAACCAAAAAAATAGGCACAGGAGGACAGCCAAATGAGACTTCGAGGCGATGTCTTCTGGTCATGGGCAGACCCTTCGCTGCACAGCAGAACGCACGAAGAAACGCTCAGTAGCGGGATCTATATCGACGTGCAGGTCAGGCTGTCGCGAGCGGGCGAGACTCAACTGTTCATAGGCATATATGCCTCGGATGGGATGGCCTTGCATGAAGAGTCCGATAACTCTCGCCCACGGGAGTCGATGACGAGGGTTTTAGCTTGGGGCGTCGGTCGTGCTCGAGAGCTCGCTGGTGCTGTAGGAGTGAGTGCTTCTACGTCAGCTTCTTCGGGATTGCGGCGAGCCTAAAAAGGGCGGCATAAACCTCGTATCTGATGAAGAGGTATTGGTGCCATACTGGAAGAATAGGAATAGCGGCTCGTAGTTCCGAGCCAGTACCTGTCGGGACCGCGTGTCCAAAAATGCATACCAGTGATGATTTTCGATTCAAAGCCCATCAACACCTACTTGATTTGGATGCAACCACGAACCAGTTGATGATGCTGGTGGTCGCATCGGAGGTTTCAGGACCTCGATGGAGTGAAGCTTTGCTGCGCCAGAAAATGGCTTATGAAGCTTGGTCTGCCATCCTCATTGGCATTCAGATAGATCCAATGCCAATTTTTGATGGTCGACCTCCTGAAGGGGGCAACCCTCCTGTCGGGTAGGTTTGCTCAGGCTGCAAACTCCATCGACACCAGATCATGGGTATTCACTACGGGCTGCTGTTCCTGCCGCAGCGCTGCCTGAACTGCCTCGACAACGCGCTGTAGGTACGCGAAATCGTGGTTTTCCTCAACAGCCTTGTCGCCGACGGGGTAGTGCCACTCATCGCCAAACAGTTCAGTCAGCAGCCTGTCGTGATGCCAGCATTCGTTCGGTGACTCGATGCTTCGCAGAGCTTCGATGTCGTGCCAGAGCTCACGAGCCTCATCCTTGCTCAGCTCATCCAGTTCCCAGTCGTGTCGGCCTGTCTGTTGCCGGCGGCGCTGGAGGATGCATTTTTTCGCGAAGGTATATAGCGCGGCCCCGCTGAATCGGGTGCCGCTGATCCCTCGATCCAGACAATTCAGGACGTAGTGCCAATCACAGTCGGCGACAAACTCCGCAACCGTGCGCGGGCCCATGCCGCCCCAGTAGGCGTTCCAGCTATTGTCCCAGCAGTTGATCGTGATCTTGCCCTGGGCGGTCTGATAGCTCGGGTCGGATTCAGTAGGGCAGTCGCGGCGGCCGAAGTCCTCGAGGAACACGGTAATCGCATCGAGACGCGGCGCGCCGGTGATTACCAGCTTGGTCACAGTCGAGCGCTCAACCTTCAGCGGCTCGGCCGTTTTGTTTTCTGTGGGCATGGAGTTACCTCACCGGTATATTGGGCGAATGTTGATATTGGAGATTAAAATGCGGCTTTTTCACTACACGGATGTCTATGCCGTCAAGTCTATTATTGAAAATGGGAAAATGTGGCTAACAGATTCTCGATTCCTAAATGACTCTCAAGAAATGCATGATGGCGTAGAGAGAATAATTAATTATTTAGAGCATCAAAAGAAACACTTTTCGCATAGGCATGAATGTTTAGAACGTGCTGCTGGATACTTAGCGCAGGACCTCGGCCTAGGGCCATATTTTAAGTCTGAAAGACGTCCTGTATATGTTTGCTCATTCAGCGCGCAACGCGATTTATTGAGCCAGTGGAGAGCTTATGGAAGCTACGCTATTGAATTTGAATCGGATGACATTCCTCTGCATGTAAAATATTGCGTATATGATACTGATGAAAAAAATACGCAGGCAGCGCATGAGGCTTTGTCTGCCCTGGAAATCGTTGCAAGCGAAATGAGTGGCGATGGACTTTGTGGTGCTCCAAGCTTTGAAGCAGTAGCGAATCTCGTGTCCTTGGCTGCAACATTCAAAGATTCCAGCTTTTCAGAAGAGAAAGAGGTCCGTTTAATACTTGGCCACGATAAGGATCCGATGTTCGATCAGCGGCTTAGAGTTCAGTTTAGGGCTAAAGGTAACTATTTGATTCCATATGTAGAGCAAGAGATTCCCATCAAAGCGATAAAGGCAATACATGTCGGGCCTATGCGAGACCAAGACCTTGCCTATACCTCGATGAGTGCCTTTGTTCAAAGTCAGTCCTTGAGTGAAAGCATCTATGCTGAAAGAAAGCAGCATTGTGTCAAAGTCATCAAGTCTTCTATTCCATACAGGGCGCCTTAAACGAGTAGGCGCGGCAGAGCCAGGATTGGAAAGTCAGGCGCTTGCGGCGAGGGCCAAGGTTTCCTCGCCGCCATGTGTTATGCCAGCATGCAGATCCACCTTGCGTCCGGCAAGCATTCCCGCGATTTGCGCATCTAGGTCGATATCAACATCACGCGTTTTGCGGGCTTTGCCCACGCCTTTGTTAGCGAGGTATTCGGTGATCAGCGCCTTGTCTTGCGCTTCGACTGCGATGAGGTCGCGCCCATCGCTCGATGACTGGGTATCGTCCTCGCCTTTCGGGACAAGGGTGCTCAGCTTCCCGTAAACCTCGTTGACCCATGCGAGCGCGAAGTGGTCGCCCGCTGTTTCGGCTGAGTAAGGACTGCGATGCACGCCCGCCCGAATCTTGGCGACATATTGCTTGCGGGCAAATTTAAGCTTTGTCAGCAGCGCCTCAAACGCATAAAGCGCGATGTGCTGTGCAGGTGTCACCCCCACAAAGGAAGTTCGGGCGATGATTCGATCCTTTTCACTGCAGTACTGCCGACCGTACAAAGAGGTGCATCCGAAAACGTGGGCAACTGCACCGCTCAGGTTCCGCTCCCACGCCGGCAGGCGTTCGGCCCGGTAGAATTGCGACTCGACTTCGCCGACGTCGCTCAGCTTCACATCCATTTCGGTCAGCCGGTACTCGCGCATCAGTGCCTGCGCTTGACGAAGCGCCGTTGCAGCTTCGTTCTCATTTGCGCTTTGGGCCAGTGCCAGGCAGTGCTTGATCTTACGGATCGCGCGCTCGAGTTTCTTTTCGTCGAACCGTTGTGCGGACATAGGGGATCCTCGCCTAGGTGGCGTAATGCATAAAATTAAGGTATGTATTTATCTTGAGGGTGGCATTAGGCCGCCATGGAGTTCTATTTTGAGGAGTTTCGAAATGGCCAAAAAAAATGACGATGTCCAAGAGACGGCACCGTTGACTTGTGGATTGGTAATGCCCATTTCGGCCATGGACGGATGTAGCGCGGAGCATTGGGTTGAAGTTAAAAACATTATTTGTGACGCAATAGGCAGTATTGAGGATGTCGCGTTTACATCGAAACTTGTAAGTGAGCAAGACGATGTTGGGGTCATACAAAAACGTATCGTTCAAAATATTTATTTATCGGATGTGGTGGTTTGTGATGTAAGTTGTAAAAATGCCAACGTTATGTTTGAGCTTGGCATGAGATTGGCTTTTGATAAGCCGACTATTCTAATAAAGGATGATAAGACTGATTTTTCTTTTGATACAGGAGTTATCGAGCATCTAGTCTATCCCCGGGATTTACGATTTTCGCGTATTGTTACGTTCAAGAAGCTGCTTGCTGAAAAGGTGAGTGCGACATATCAAGCATCCTTGAATGACCCGCATCATTCGACTTTTTTGAAGAATTTCGGCAGTTTTAAAGTAGCGTCGGTGGATCAGACTGTGGGAACGCCGGATCAAGTGTTGCTTGATATGATGCAAGACCTAACTCGAGAAGTTGCTCGGATTGGTCGTCGAGTATCTCGAGACTATTCTTCCACAAGTTCCGGCTCAAGCGCATCGGTAAGTATTGAGTTTATAGATGAGTTGGTAGGGGTGCTGAAAAGCTATAAGGAGATTAACCCTTCCCGAGATACTGAGAGCTGTGTGGGTGATGCGTCTTTTTATAGCTTTTTGTTGGATCATATGAAAGAGGCTAGAAGGTTTGGTTCTTATGCCGATTTTAAAAAAACGGTGAACGGCTTTCTTGCAATTAATCCACAATTTCTCAATTAGATTTATGACTTTCGCGCAGCGGATTACACAAAGTTCGCCTTGTCGAATAGTTTGGCTTCGCAGCAAAGAATATTGCTCGGACCAGCCCATTTTGCGTCAGCAGCTTATGATGCCTCTTCAATAGCCACGGTGATCTCCGTGATCGGTGGTGGCAATTTGGCTAGGGTTGGTTTATTAGGAGTGATCAATCATCACGAATAGTAAGGAAGTCTTATGTACGCGGGAGAGGTTTCAGTGGATGCGATGACCGTGTTCGGCATCGGGATTTCCACTCGCCACGGGAAAGCATACGAACTCGCTGAAATGATAAATTTCTGCGTTGCATTGGAAAGTCGAGGCGTGCAAAAGAAGGTCGTAAGCGCCTTCTATGACTCGAACAGCTGCTGCTGTAGCTTTGAGCTATGTCCATCAGTCGATCGATACGACGATACAGAGCAGGCGATTCTTGATGCGGCGAAGGAAACTATCGGGCAGTTTGATTGGTTCGGTACGGTTAAGCATGGCGCACCGTTAGAGGGGGGCTAACAATTTCGTCGTCAGGCTCTAGCGGATCATCGGCCAGCGACTTCATGCCGGCGGCCTGAATAATGCGCGACACCTTTTCGGTAACAACAAAAGGTGTCGTGACACAGCGAAGCATCTTGGCCTGAGTTGCGAAGTCGGCGGCAATCAGGTTGATCAGAAGCCGCTGGTGAATGTCCTGCTGGTTGTTTATGCCGTGGGCTGCCATGACGCGCTTGAGGTCAGGCTTGAACACCCCGGCCACTTCAACCGTAAATTTTTCGACGCCCAATGCAGCGCCCTTTGCTGCTGCCTTCTCGCGCTTTTTCTTTTGCTTGATCGCTTCCTTCGTCGGCTCCTGTACTTCGGCCATGGCCTACCTCTTCAATTCCGCTGGCCGGCAAGTCCAGCCAGGTCGGTTTGCGGCGCTGCTGCACCTTTCTGCTGGTACTTTTCACTGTGGGTCCGAGAAGATTATGTCGCTCTCTTGGCTGATGACGCGCCGGCCGATTTCGGCGGGCACCTGACAGTGCTGCCGGCCGTATGCACAGTTGTTACTCATGGAATTCTCCATTCAGGCGCCGCGCTCCGTGACCGGATGCGTAACGAGGGTGGTGGCAATTTGGTTTTTAGTAGATTATTGCCGTTCTTGGGTCTGTCTTCGGGTGGTCGCACACCGGAGCATTCACTGCTGGAAGCACTATTTTGGAGGTAAATATGGAAATAACGATTCCCATGTCGAACACTGTAGCGAATCAGATCCGTAAGAATCTTGGTATCGGCGAAGACCCTGTAGTTAGAAATCAATGGTTCAATAATCAAGAAGTAACCTTGGATGGTTGGCACTTTGTTTCCTGCAGGTTTGACAACTGCAAAATTAGAGTCTGCTCCGGCAGGTTCAAGATGGAAAATTGCTTTGTTGATGAAAAAACGTTGGTTGTTATCAATGATGAGGCGTCAAATATTGTTCGTATGTTTCATTTGCGAAATAAGTATATGGCCGAAAATTATCCATTTTACGCACCAACGCATAACGAGGATGGTACTTTTTCTGTTGGGGTGAGTGAGTGAGCTTTTCTGGAGGGGTACAAGCAGAAATAAAAGTTTCACCTCAAAAAAGCCAGATATTTATCGCAATCAGTGCCATCGCTTCGGCTTGTTCTTTACTTGCATGCTTTGCTTTTTTATGGACTGGAAGGGAGCGATGGGAAATACCTCTATATGCGGCTGCGGCTGCGGGATTAGTGGCTTTCTTTTGCTGGCTTGTCTCTCACAGAAATTCTGATCTGTCAGGTGGGGCACCGACGGAGATTAAAATTTCTCCAGAGCAGCTGTCAGTAACGATTGATCCGCGCGCCGATCTTAATAAAAATGTATTGCAAGGCGTATCGGATTATATAAACACTATTATAAATCGGCAGCCTCTTCCGTTGGCAAACGGAATAGTGAATGTTGATGGAACTATTGTAAAGGATTCGAGTGCGGCGGCTGAAGCTGAAGTGAATAGGCTCAACAAAATCGCAGCAGCCCAACTTGAACAAGTTGTCAAACTATTTGGTGTCGAAAAGAAAGACCCATCTCTTCCAAATCAGGAGTTCATTGAGCCTCCAAACTACACGGGTGAAGAGCCTCTTGGGAAGTAATGCGGTGCTGGAACGGTAATCAATGCTCACATCCTCCTAACCGGTTGGCTTTTTCTTCGAACTGGATCGCCATGTCGAGCGCCGCCTTGTAGGTCCAGCGAAAGGCCTTGGTCTGGCCGGTGGACAGATCCACGATGTGGAAGGCCTTGCCAGCTTTTCTCACCTGGAAACGCACCTTCGTCTCTGGTATTACCAAGGCGGCGAGCTTGGCGAATGTCTCGCGTGCTTCCTGGGTGCGAATCATCAGGACGCGCAGAACATCAACGCGCTGTTGTATAAGTTGGTGCATTTTTGGTCCCTCGGTAGTGGGGTTGCGTATATTCGTCAGCACTCGGCGCCCGCCTGCTGGTTGCCGTTGGGCGCAGGGGAAAGTGCTGATTAGTAGAGATGGGGAAGGATAGGTGCCGGACAGACCCGGCCTACTCACCACTGCCCAGGTGACGGGGCCTGCCGTAGACTACAGGTTCGACCAAGCAGTACTACACGAGATAAGCATATGAGTAAGAATGCAAAGTATTACACTGTTGATTCCGCGCGAGGTCTGGCTCCTTATTGTCAAATATCTCTAGGCTCTTACACGCTCGATACGCCAGTGAAGACTGATTTCCTCAACCAAATACACCCTGAAGGCTTGTCTAAACACGGCTACAATTATCTCTACAATCCTGAAGTAGTAATGAATAGTTTAACTGGGGCGAGTAACTCTCTGTTAGTGGGGCTGATATTTGAGCTGGTGCGCCGTAGCTATTTTCCGGAAAAGCCATCCCGCTATCAGTCGCTATTTGCTTGCGAACGTTTTAGTGATGCAAAGCGATTTAGGGAGTTACTCGCGAAAGAGAAAAATGAACAAGAGATAGAATCAGCCTCAATATATGAGGTGATTACCGAGAGCGTGGTTCATCGCGGTGATATGAATCTGTTAGGTACTGATTGCTCTGTATTGGAACTGTATCAGCGGGCACACCTTTACTGGTCCAGTGAGGAATCACCTCATAAATTCGCGGAAGAGCCACTTTGGGAGATATTGATTCCTCTCCCAACATTGGTTGGGCAGCGGATGTCGGAATAGCGGGTCATTGGTGTAATTTATACCGGGAGGTTGCAGCCACACTACCAATCATCATCACGTTGTTTTCGCCTTCAGCAAAGCGGCTTTCTCCCTCCTCCAGCTTCATCAGTGCGGTCTTTAAAGCCGTTATCGCGCAAGAGGGCGAGGCAGCATCCACGCTGAGCGTGTAGGTTTTGTTTTTCTCGCCCACCCTAATGCCAAATAAAAATCCACGCCTGTCTTGTGTGGTGTCAGTCATTGTAACTCCGGGGTTTGTGCTGGCGGATGACGGGTAGAAACACCCGCCGATGTAAAAGGATAGATGCCGGACAGCCCCGGCCTACTCACCACTGCCCAACTGACGGGCTTTACGCTAGGCTGAGCGCTCTCACACAACGCAGCTTGCGAAGGAGGGCGAACTTGCTATGCGCAAATTCAAACTGAAGTACCTGAATGACTCCGACGATTCTTGCCCGAAGTACTACGAAAGCGCCGAGCCGATAAAGGTTGGTGATGCCATTCTTGTTGATAACGGCTTCTGGCACGGCGTTACGGACATTCGAATTTTGAAGACAGATATTCGTCTAACTCTTTCGAAATCGTCTCAGTCACCGGAAGAGGCCAAGCTCGTAATGAAGCAACTATTGTCCGACTGGTAACGATCGTTGCGTACTTGAGGCAGCTCGCCGCGTCGAGTTCTTTGCTCGGTTGCATCAACGTAATTTTCGTACGAAGTCCAGGCTCGCCTTGCTGAGCCACCGTCATGAGCGCGGCCCTATTCGAGAGGCCAGTTATGGAGCTTCAACTCGCGGTAACTTTGCGTTGCTGTCCACTGAATGCAGCATTTAGATGCTCCTCTTAGTCATCCCAAAGCACCCTCGCAAGAAGGTGCTTCAGTGATGATTGATATCTCGTTGCACGTCTGCCGGAGTCCTCTCTCTACCCGCTGCCGCTACTGGCGTCACATCGGGTGGCTGTGCAACTTTGCGTGCTCTCATGAGAGAGCCCGGCCAGTCCCAGAGCTGGCATGGGGATCGAAATTTGTGTTTCGCGCTGTGCCCGTTGCCGGGGATCGATCCACGAAGATTTCTAACTGTTAAAGAACGGCGCGGCTTTCGCTGCTGGCCGTGCTTCTCGGCCTGCGTTAAATATAAGCCTGCTTATCAGCGGTCGTCAATAAGTGTGCTTATAAAAGTTTCCCGGGACGATAAAAAGCCCGCATTGCGCGGGCTTCTCTTAGCAGTCCGGGTATCTCTTCCATCCGATCCGAACGCTATTGGGGCATGTCCGTTCCACTGTTATTCCATCCGTGTCGTCAAGTTCTTGCAGAATGCGATTCCAAGCTTCAAGCGGTTCATCGTGGCGCCTGGTTATGGTTACTGCTTGGTACTTCTGCACCTTCGGATCTGACACCATTCTCTGAAACCGCCGGCCTACTTGCTCATAGCAGCTATTGCGGCCAGCGACGTTTTGATAGTACTGATTCATGCCTATTCCTTGGTGATGCTGTATGGATAAACAGTATTCGATCCCTAGGTAAACGGCAATGCATACGGAGTACATTTGTACTCTTTCGGTGGCCAAACGAAAAAAAACCCACCAAATGGCGGGCTAATTTTAGAGTGTGTTAATGATCAGAGCCTGCCTGTCATTCGCACCGCTACACCGATGATCCGGCAGTCTTCGTCCATTTCGACCATTCTGTAGGCGGGGTTAAGCGGCTTTAGATACCGAACCCCTCCGTCCTCTACGAGCTTTTTAAATGTCGCTTCGTTGCTGGCCGGAAGCTTCGCAATCACCAATTTACCTGGCTTAACGTCAGCTTCTGTATCAACCAGAATCATCATCCCTTCAGGAACGCTGACCCCTGACGGCGCTGTCATCGAGTCGCCTTTAACCTCAAGCCAAAATGCCGGGCCTTTGGAGTCGTAATCGGAGAGCTCATAACGATCGGAAAATCCGTCAGGGTATGGCTGCACCGCCTCCTCCCATGAGCCAGCGGAGACCCAACTGATCACTGGATATCGATAAAGTTGCTCGGGTTGGGTCGCCATTCTCACATTGGAGTCACCCGAGAGCTTATCTGTCATCGATCCAATCCCGTCGGAAAGCCATATCGCACTGACACCGCAAAGGTGGGCAAATTTCGCGAGATGGACGCTCTGCTGGTTCTTTCCAGTCTCCAACTGCGAGATTACGGGCTGCTCTACTCCGGCCTTTTCGGCAAGAGCTTTCTGGGTCAGGTTCGCATGCTTGCGTGCGAGCTTCATGCGTTCGGCTAGTGTCGTCATGTCCGTAATTTATAAGTTCCCTTATGCGCTTGCAAATAAGCCTCCTTCTCCATACGATATAAGTGTGCTTATTAGGAGGGCTCTTTATGACCCCTATCGAAAGGCTCGTCGAGCATTTCGGCGGGCAGACCAAAACGGCTCTTGCGCTGGGGGTTACTCAGGCCGCGGTTTCTTACTGGGTAACCGGAGCCTATTCCATGAGTGCGAAAACGGCGTTCAAAGCGGAAGAACTCACTAATGGATTAATTACGGCTCGCGAGCTTTGCGCTCAGCCAAAAGCGGCGGTCAGTGCTGCGTAGTCGATGAAGAATATTTTGCTGCTTTTGATGGCTACTCGCCACGGAAACAAATTTGAGGGTTTACGAATGGAAGATTTCTTGAGGGCTTGCCACACCACCGTCAAGGAAAGCGGGGCAGAGGAACTGGCCGGGAAAATGTGTATGGCTCACGTGAGCTTGCTGCAACGCTCGAATCCGGACAACGCCGCGCATCACCTGACCATTGAACATCTTTTTGGGATTTTGCTGCATACCGAAGACATGCGCCCGTTGAAAGCGTTGGCAGATCAGTTCGGTTTCGAGCTCGTTCCGAAGGTTGCGCCGGCACCCAAAGAGCTGACTGCCTCGCTGGTACATGTCGGCAAGGAAGTAGCTGATCTGACCATCGCTGTGCACGAGGCTTTAGATGACCAGCACGTTTCAGCCGGCGAGAAGACCGACATTCTCACTGAGATCGGACATGTACGCGAAAGCCTTCATTTGCTCGAAAGCTCGGTGAAGGCAGCTTGAGTTTCAGGCACAAAAAAGCCGGGCTGCAACCCGGTTTCTTCAAAACGCAAAACACTGAGGGGCCATTATGAATACGAACGTCACCCCCGGTAATCCCTCCATTCCTGCGACACGTTTTGGTCAATCGCAAAAAGTGTCGCGACACACGTCATCTCGTTTTGCCGAATTGAATATCGGAGCCTCGCTGTGAGCGTTCAAGCAATGTCATGGGCGCTGTCTTTGCCCACGCAAGTTCTCAAGGATGCCAGCGCACGGCACGTTCTGCTGTGCCTGGCCAACTATGCCGGATCGAACGGTACTGGCGCGTTTCCGTCAGCTTCCACCCTGGCTCAGGACACCGGTCTATCCGAGCGTACCGTGCGTTACAAGTTAGATGACCTGGAGAAGTCGGGACTGATCAAGCAGGGCAATCAGGCGATTGCTGCTGTTCACATTGATCGCCATGACCGACGGCCAGTCGTTTACGACCTCCAATTATTGCGGGGTGCAAATGCTGCACCCCGTTCCGAGCGGGGTGCAAATGACGGCACGGGGTGCAATCCACAACAGAACGGGGTGCAAGCTACGACAGATCGGGGTGCAGCGGCTGCACCCAATACGTCAATTAACCATCAGGTAACCGAACAGCAGTTGCAGCGCGAGTTTTCTGGTGTGGTCGATGATCAGGATCGAAAAGCTCTCGATGCTCTCGAAGATCCTCGCCAGCGCTTTTCGATGTTCGCCGACTGGGAGTTCAGCGCGAAACAGTTGGAAGACCAGCTTCGTCTGATGTGCTTGCCGATCTCATCGGCTACCGATGAATTGGTAAATTCGTTTAAAGGTTTCTTCATCGCCAAACCCGATACCCGTGACAACTCCGCCGGTTGGTGCCACCGCCTTGCCAAGTGGATCAAGCGTGATCGCGCTGTGAAGTCTGGTGACATTGAGGAAGAGATGGATGCGACCGGTGACTGGACCGCCAAAGGGGTTCGGGTATGAAATCTGCACGCGATCTTATTGCCAAACGGCGAACCGACCCTACCTACGTGCCGACGTCCGACCCAGTAGTGGCCGAGGTTGATCCATCGACCAAAGCTGTCATCGACGATTTGTTCCTGCGTCTTCGCGGTGCTTGTGGTGCATGGCGCCAGTCTTGGCCGACTGAGGTCGTGATGAACGCCTCGAAGCTTGAATGGCTCGGCGAGTTCATGCGCTCCGGGATCAACCGGATGGAGCAAATCGACCACGGCATGCGCGTCCTGAGTGCGAGTAAGTCGGCATTTGTTCCGGCGCCTGGCGTTTTCGTTAGCTGGTGCTTTGCCCCTGAAGGGCTGGGATTGCCGAGCGTCGAAAAGGCGTACGCCCAGGGTCTTCGCAACTGCCATCCCGCTATGCGTGATTCGGCCAAGTGGATGCACGCTGCGGTCTACCACGCTACTGCGGCCGCTGGTTTTCATGGCCTGCCATTGCTCTCGCGTGAACTTGGTTTGGCGAGCTTCGAGCGTCACTACTTGGCCCAGTGCAGGAAGATCTGGAAGGGTGAACCCCTAGGCTCTATCCCTATTGCTGAACTTGCTGCGCCTAAGCCTGATCGCAACCCAGAAGTGGGTAACACCGCTTTGGCCAACTTGCGCGCGATGCGTGCGGGGAGGGCAGAACGTGTGTGACCGTCGTCTTGCTGTACCCGAAATCGATACCTATCGATTCGCAGTGTTCTGCTGCTCGTTCAAGGTCGATTTGAGTTCGCCACCTGATCACGCGCTGGCGCTGTTTGCCGACGAGGCCATGGCCAAACGTTATGGCTCGTGGATGTGGCCGGGGACCTATGAAGTCGTTGACGTCGTGACGGGGAAGCCTGCATGCGAGTGAGCTCGAAGAAGCTTCGCGCCTCGGCCAATGGCCAAGAGTGCACCGTCCGGATGCCAGGCATCTGCAATCACAATCCAGAAACCACCGTCCTCGCGCATCTGCCTTGCGGGCAGAAGGGCATGGGCATGAAAGGCTTTGACACCGTGGCGGTGTACGCGTGCAGCGCTTGCCACGACGTGATCGACGGCCGCGCCGCCGGCGAGATCGACTGGCAGGACGTGCCGCGCGCCATCGCCGAAACCCACGAAGCCCTGATCAGGGCTGGAATTCTCACCGTGAAGGGGGCCGCATGAGTACCGCCGCGGTGAAGATCACCGAAGCTGAGATCAAGCGCCAAGTGGCCGGCACCGTACAGGACGTACGCGACATTGAGAATAAGGGCCTGTACCTGCGCTTCAACAAGGCTCGAACTGGTGGCTCGTGGTACCTGGTGTTGAAGGGCAAGTGGAATCCCATCGGCACGTTCCCCGAGCTGACTCACAAACAGGTTGTAGCGGCGTTGCCGTCGCTTCGGCTGCGTCTGGCCGCCGGGGAGGGCGCGAGCCTGTCGAAGTGGAACGTTGTTGGCGAACTGCTGGACTGGTTCGCTGATCGCATGTCGCGCGATCGTAATCTGTCGACCAAACGCAAAAACACCGGCGCCTCGATCATCAAGTGCCACCTGAAACCGCGCCTCGGCGAGCTGCCCCTGATCGGTATCGACAAGGCTGCTCTCGACACCCTGCTGATGTGGCCGCTGCAGGAGACGGTTTCCATCGACTACGTGCGTTCCGCGTTCCAGCTGTTGGCCTTGTCACTCCGGCAGGCGGCCAAGCTGGGATTGATCACGCCCAACCCGATGGCAGCGATCCGGTTCAACGACTTCTCTAAGGCAAAGGTCGGCATCAAGCCGTCCCGTCTGCGCGGCGTTCAGTTGGAAGGCCTGCTCGGGCAACTGGCCGAAGTCATGAGCACCGCGCCGCTGGATTCGATGCTCGCACTGATGATGCTCTGCCATGGCACGCGGATCGGTGAAACCCGGATGGCGCGCTGGTCGCACATCAGCCTGGCCGAACGCGAATGGTTCATCCCGGCCGAGAACACGAAAACCGGTGTCGAGCATCACCTGCCTCTGACTGAGCAAGTATGCACGCTGCTGACCCGGTATCGAGAAGGCCAATACGCTCGAGGCTATGAGGGCCAGTGCTTGTTCCCTGCACGTAATGGCAAGGCACTGGGCGAGGCTCAGGGCTGCGCAGTGTTTCGTCGACTGGGGCAGGGCGATTGGACCAGCCATGACCTGCGCAAGGTGGCGCGCACCGGTTGGGCAGACCTAGGCATCGATCACCTGATTGGTGAGCTGCTGATCAACCACGCGATGGGCCACAACGTGAAGGTTTACATCCAGTCGGACGTGATGAGCCGCAAGCGTGATGCCCTCGAGCAGTGGCACGCGCATCTAGATCAGAAAGGCTTTGCAGCGATTCATGGATTGACCGGCTTTAGATTTGAAGATTCCGGTAATTCGCTGCAAGCCACAGACCATAAGGCCTGTAAGGCCATTGAAGAAACAACCATAGGCGAGGTTTCAAAACATGCAGAAAAGGCCAGTGCCTAGCTTTAAGCGGGAACGGATCGAGCTGGAGCCTTGCTCGATCTGCAAGGGAAAAGCGGTAGTAAAAGGGTTGTTTTATGAGCTGGTTTGCACTGATTGCAACGGTTCAGGTTGGGTTGTTAGAGGCAGCAAATTGGTGCTTTCTACCGATGAGTTGGTCACACAGTTGAGTTTCAAATTGCAACGCGCACAGAGTGAAATTTCTGCGCTAGAAGGCTTGCCACTGACAAGGGAGCCACAGAGCCAAAACGAACGAGTAAACCGCCTGGGGGCGGGCGGTACAAATTACACAGGGGATTGAAGGGATGATGATTCGTAAGCCGGCTGGTCGACCATTGGGTGATACCGAATACCTGCTTGAGCAGTGGGGATGGTGGAGAATGGATGCAAAATGCGTATCGGGGTACATGTCCCCAACGCTGGCATTGATGCGACAAGCTATTGCTCCAATAAATAGCAGCAAGAGTTACTGCGTTACCGACGACCAAGCCATGGCGGTGGATCTTGCAGTTTCACGACTGTCAAAGCGCGATAATGAAATGGGCGACATGGTATGGCTGTACTTTGCGGCGAAGTGGGCAATGGCTCGCGTGGGCAAGCAGTTTGGCATGAGTGAAGGAAAGGCAAGGGAGATCGTACGTGCCGGGACCGCTTGGATCGACTGTTCTATGAGCATGTCAAGCGCGTCGCCGAAAATGGCAAACGTTTCATAGCGCTCCGAATGTTCCCTGTGCTGATAGTGGCGCTTCTTCTGATTAGATGGCATTGTGATGTACATCAATGCCCCCGCATCTTGGGGCGCACCACACGCAGACAGGGACACAGTCGGAATTATGCGCCTAATCGACAAAGTTGAAATAGCTTATTTCAGATCGATGTATAAGGATGACTTAAGTGACTGCGCTGAGGTGAATATAGTCTTCGGTCGAAATGATTCCGGAAAGAGTAATATTCTACGAGCCCTGAACCTGTTTTTTAACAACAATACAAGTCCTGATCAGGCTTTTGTGTTTGATCAGGATTTCAATCATTCCCGTCGCGCTCAAGCTGGTGGTGAAGGGGATATACGGAAATTTGTTTATGTAAAAATTTGGTTCAATACTCCAGCAACTTGGAAGCGATCGCTAGGTGATCAATTTTGGGTCAAGAAACAGTGGAGTATTTCTTATAGTGAAGAAGCACAGTTAACATCCTCTATCCCGGAGCAGCGCAGAAACTATTTGTCGCGTTTTCTTAATAAAATAAGGCTTTACTATATTCCGGCCATCAAAGATAGGAAAATTTTTGAAAGTTTGCAGGCGGAAATATACAAGGTCATATCGCGAAATATAGAATTCTCTGATTCCCTAGGTGCGTTCAAGAACGCCCTTCGTGATAGGACTGAGGGGTTAAGTCAACAGCTTTTTAATGAGTTAAATATTTCTAGCGTTGTTACCACGCCCAAAGATCTTACCGATCTATTTCGATCGCTGGATTTTGAAACAACCTCCGAAGTGGGGGACTCATATAGTTTGACCCTGCAAAGAGGCGATGGAGTCCAGGTGAGGCATATTGCACCCATTCTTTCGTTCTTGGCCGATAACAGTGAGGAAGACTTTCATATTTGGGCATTTGAAGAGCCAGAGAACTCGTTAGAACTAGCAAATGCAATTGAAGAAGCAGAGCGGTTTAGGTTTTTTGGTAGGCAGAATAACAAGCAGATTTTTCTAACAAGCCATAGCCCAGCGTTTTTCTCACTAGAACACGATGATGTTGCACGTTTTTTTGTGACAAGATCGGAGGAAATTGAAACGCGTTTAAACTCTAAGATTTCAAAAATCGGCTCGCCGCAGGATCCTTTGCCCAGCGAGTTGATGGGAGAGACGCCTCACCTGCCAGTGATCAGCCGTTATCTTAAAGATGCACATGAAAAAATTGTTCAGCAGCAACAGCACATGCTTGAACTCTCTCAAAATATTGAACGAAATAATCAGTCTATTATATTTGTAGAAGGTGAGTCGGATGTACTCATACTGACTAAGGCATGGGAAGTTCTAGTTGGTGGGGAAATGCCATTTAGATTCGAATCTGCAGGCGGCACGACTCGAATGAAAAGCCTAACTAATGACGGAAAGATTTTGGTTGACCTAGCTCCTGGTAGGAAAATCTTTGCCCTCGTTGATAACGATTCTGAAGGGAGGGCATTGAATACTACTAGTCGTCTAGAAGTTAGAGGGCGTTGGGTTCAACATAACTCAAATAAAGTGTATTGGTGTAGGTTGCCTTTCTTGCCCGAATTCGAAAATCTCATGAAGGCCATCAAGCTTCCCAAAACTCTATGGCCAGGTTGCCTTGAAAATTTATTCAGCGCTGAACTCCGCGCGCGCGCCGTTGCGGACGGATTCCTTCAGATTACCGAAATGCCACACGCAGAGGTTTTGACTCCTCAATATTTCGGGCTGGTGCAGCCTTATGTGCGTACTAGAGCAGATCTCGGGCATTATTATCTCTTGACAACACATGAGGACTGGAAGGTCGCATTTGCATATTGGGTAGTAGAGATCGCAGATGATGAACCTGGCATCTTTGAGCCTCTCAGAGAGGTTTTTGAAGGTGTTCTCAGGATTCTGGAGGAAGAATAGTGGTGAGGCTTCTCTAAAAAAGCACTCTTGTTAAATAAAGCTTTTCCGCGCGTAATAGTTTTGTTTTTATAGCAGCGTGAACTGCTGTGAACGCAGCGAGACGCTTTCAAAAACCGGCCATCGAGCCGGTTTTTTTTATCAATTTCAGGCCCTGCACAGCGCGGGGCTTTTTTGTTTTCGGCCCCACGGCTGTCTCCTTGCCTAAAGCGGATGCCAGCGACGTGGAGGCCGACTTATTTGAGGACTTCAAATGAACTCGGAGCACCAGGCTCTCGTGGATGTGCCGTTGTGGCTGTTGGTGCTGCTGAGCATGGCCGGTTTGTCCGGGGAGATGCTGAGGGCGTCAGGTAGCGACCTTGGTCTGCAGCAGATCCTTCAGCGCGTAGCGTTACGGTTTCTCGCGTCCGGCCTTTTGGGAATGGCCACTTTGCTGCTCGCAATGGCGATCTGGAATAGTCTGTATTTGGCCGCAGGACTGGGCATCGTGATCGCGGTGATTGGAGCAGATGTCGCGGGAGGTCTCTACACGCAGTTTTTGGCTAAGAAGGCGGGGGTCAGCTCTTCAGCCTCGGATTCCAAGATGAATGACAAATGAGGTGGTTCCGATGCGGCGCCGATCTCGGCCGCACGAGCAGCGTTGCACCATATTGGCGCTGAAAACCGCCGGGGACCCTGAGGTTATCCGAAGGGTACGGGGTCGGAAACCCGCGGGAAAGCGTTAGCCACAGGGCTGGAAAGTTAGTTGACAGTGGTTGACAGGTTGACAAGAAATTCTGTGTTTCCAGCGACAGGGTTCGCGTGATCCAAACAGTGTTTTGTAGTGAAGTAACCCCCGGTTCTATTGGGCTGTATAGCCTTTTCATGCCTGTTCATTTTCTTAAACAGCAGCCCCGGCGCAATGGTCGGAAGGCCTGTCAACTAAGCCGGGTTAGTTGACAGGCTTAACAAGCCACGACGATGGAGGCCGCATGGCTTTTGTAACTCGCAAGGAGTACTGCGAGCTGAAGGGGTGGTCGAGGCAGTACGTCGGCAAACTGGTCAAGAATGAACGACTGGTTCTGAATGCTGCCGGGCAGATTGACGTGGAGGCCAGCGAGAAGCTTCTGGCCATGACGAGCGACCCGAGCAAGGCCGCCGTCGCCGCTCGACATGAGCGCAATCGCCCGAAGCGGGGTGATCAGCCACCGCTGGAAATAGTCATCGCAGACTTTGTAGATGACCCCTCTGGTCAGGTACCCGACTTTCAAAAGTCACGCGCGCTTCGTGAGCACTACCTGTCGCTTCAGGAAAAAAACAACTTCCTTAAAGCCCAAGGCACCTTGGTAGAGCGCAAAGCGGTCGAAGATGCGGCCTATAACGCCGGTCGCTTACTGCGCGATCTTTTGCTTGGAATGGCGCCACAGCTATCACCGGAACTGGCCTCGCTGTCTGATCCATGGCAAATCGAAAAGCGTCTGACGGCGGCTTTACGACAAACACTGGAAGATGCTGAGCGGCTGTCTACAGCAGATTTAGAACAAGCCATTACCCCGAGCTAAACCTATGTCCTTAGAAATGTCGAACGGTGCGACGGTGTACCGCGAAGCGTATTTCCGTGGGCAGCGACCAGAGCCAGATGTCTGGATTGATCAGTGGGCCGACGAGTACATGCGCATTCCGCGCGACACGGGTGCGGCCGAGCCTGGTCAATACCACACTTCGCGCACCCCTTATGCGCGTGAGCCGATGCGCTGTCTGTCACCAGCCCACCCGTGCAAACGCGTGGTGACTATGGTGGCTTCGCAGTTGATGAAAACGCAGATCGCCTTGAACTGGATCGGCGGCCTGATCCACATGGCCCCGTCCAACATCCTGACGTTGTTGCCCAGCCTTGGGTTGGCCAAGCGGGTATCTTCGCGGATTGGTAAAACCATCAAGGCTACGCCGGTTCTGCGTGAGCGCGTGGCGTCCAACCGCTCGCGAGATGCGCGCAACACCATGGACACGAAGGAGTTCGAGGGTGGTTCGCTGTACATCACCACGGCCGGTTCTGCGGCCAACCTAGCGGAGCTTTCCGCACGCTACATCTACGGCGACGAGGTTGATCGCTGGAGTGTGGACGTGGGCGAAGAGGGCGACCCGGTCGAACTGGCCGAGACTCGCGGTAGTACTTTCGGCCGTAACGCAAAATTTTACTTTTCCAGTTCGCCCACGGTCAGGGGGGCGTCCCGGATCGCTGATCTGTTTGAGGTCAGCGATCAGCGTTACTACTACGTGCCGTGCCCAACCTGTGAACACATGCAGGTTCTGGAGTGGGAGCGTTTGCATTACTTGGCGGATTTTCAGGTTGTGCATTACCAGTGTGCCGGCCCCGACTGCGACGTACTGATCGAGGAACGCTATAAGGGCGAGATGCTGGCGAAAGGGGAGTGGCGAGCACACACCAAGGGCGATGGCGAAACCATTGGTTTTAACTTGAATGCGTTGTACTCGCCGCCCGGCTGGACTGGTTGGGCCTCGTTGGCCAAGCAATTCGAGAAGGCTAAAAAGGCTCAGGCCAAAGGTGATCTGGAGCCGATGCAGGTGTTTTATAACACTCGTCTGGCCAAGGTCTGGGATAGCGCTCAGGAGCAAACCTCGGCCGATGTGCTGAGGGATCGGGCGCGGCTGGAAAACTACGGGCTTGGCTCAATGCCCGACGGCGTGTTGATGCTGACCGCTTCTGTTGACACCCAAGCCAACCGCCTGGAACTGATGGTGATGGGTTGGGGCGCTGGCATGGAGCGCTGGGTGGTCGACTTTCAAGTGATCTCCGGCGACCCCGCCGATGAGCGCACCTGGGCGGCGCTGGACGAGTTACTCAAGGCCCGTTACCGACACCCTTGTGGTGCTGAGCTGATGATCATGGCTACTGCGGTCGACTCCGGTGGTAACCACACGGATGAGGTCTATCAGTTCTGTCGTATGCGCCGCTGGCGCAGCGTGTTCGCCATCAAGGGGGCGAGCAAGCGGGGCCGGCCGGTGATCGCGCAGCGACCTTCGATGGTCGACGTGACATGGAAGGGCCTGACTGAACGGCATGGCGCCGAGCTTTGGATTGTCGGTACCGACACGGCGAAGGACTGGATCTATAACCGCTATGTATTCGACACCGGCCCGGGAGCGCTGCACTTTGCCAACGACCTGCCGGATGACTTTTTCGCCCAGTGCGTGGCTGAGCGCAAAGTCACCCGTTACGTCAGGGGGCATAAACGCATCGAATGGACCAAGGGCAAATCCGAGCGTAACGAAGCGCTCGATCTGTTGGTTTACAACCTCGCCATGGCCCATTACCTCGGCATCAATCGCTACCAGGATCACGATTGGGCGCGGATTCGGCAGGCGGTCAACGAGTCGGTTTCGGGCGATAGCAGCCAACCCGTTCAGAGCGAACGGCTCAGCCGGCCAGTCGTAACACCGGCAGCACCGCAGGCGCCGCAACCAGCCGTGAAATCACGTCCGGCAGCCGCTCCCCCACAACGCCGCAGTTCCACCAGTGGCTACCTGAAGAGACGCTGATATGTCATTTACGAAAAAGCACCTCGACGCGGTTGAGACGGCCATTGCTCGCGGTGAGAAAACTGTGCGCTACACCGACCGTACCGTGGAATACCGCACGGTCGATGAGCTGCTCAAGGCGCGCGAAGAAATACGCTCGTCGCTGGCCAGCGCCGCCGGTCCACGTTCGCGCGTGGTTCGCCTTTATCACGGGGGCAGGGGACTTTAATGGCCCGACATTTTCCGACGTTGACCCGTAACGGCTTTGTGCTGCCGTCCAACATCAAGGCCAGTTACGAAGGCGCTGGTGAAGGCCGCCGATCCGCTAACTGGGACGCTCCCGACAACGGGATCAACAGCATCAACACCCCGGCACTGCGCAATTTGCGGTCGCGCTCCCGGGCAGCGGTTCGCAATGACCCGTATGCCTTCAACGTCATCGACAAGCGCGTCAGCAACCTGATCGGCACCGGCATCACCCCTCGGCCAGCGACCGATGATGATGCCCTGCGCAAGCTGCTGCAGGAGCTGTGGAGCGATTGGGTTGATGAGTCTGATGCGGATGACCGCACCGACTTTTACGGCCAGCAGGCGCTGGTGGCGCGCACGGTGGAAACATCGGGCGAGTGCTTCGTCCGATTGCGTCCTCGCAGTCGGGACGAAGGTTTGGCGGTTCCGCTGCAGTTGCAGATCCTGGCGCCGGAGTTCGTGCCGCACGACAAATTCGAGAGCACCAAGAACGGCAACGTCATCCGAGCCGGCATCGAGTTCACGCCCGGCGGCAAGCGGGTAGCGTATTGGATGTACCTGTCGCACCCGCGTGATGCGGCCTCGTTGAACGCCGGCTACAACCAGCTAGTGCGCGTCCCGGCCACGCAGGTGCTGCACATCTTCGAACCGGTCGAACCTGGCCAGTTGCGCGGTGTGCCGCGCTTGTCGCCGGTTCTGAAACGGCTACGCAGTTTGGACAACTACGACGACGCGGTGCTGTTCCGTCAGGAGGTGGCCAACCTGTTTGCCGGCTTCATCACTCGCCCCCCGCCGGAATCGGGACCCATGCCGCGCGACCCGGTTACCGGTGCGCCACTGGTTACGGATCGCGATGGTTTTACGCCGATGGTCGCGCTCGAACCCGGCACCATGCAGGAACTCGGTCCGGGCGAAGAGGTGGAATTTTCCAAACCGCCGGACGCGGGCAACAACTACCCGGACTTCATGCGTCAGCAGTTGATGGCTGCAGCGGCGGGTAGCGGTACGCCTTACGAGATCCTCACCGGCGACATGCGCGGCATCAACGATCGAGCGCTGCGGGTGGTACTCAACGAGTTTCGGCGTCGCCTGGAACAACTGCAGTTCAGCGTGTACGTGCATCAACTCTGCCGCCCGGTGCGGGCCGCGTGGATGGACATGGCGGTGCTGTCGGGTGTTCTGGTGCTGGACGATTACGCACAGAAGCGCCGCCAATACCTGCGCACCCGCTGGGTGCCGCAAGGCTGGGCTTACATCCAGCCGGTGCAGGACGTGCAGGCGCGAGCGATGGAGGTGAGAGCCGGTTTTTCGTCGCGCAGCGAGATGGTCCTGCGTACCGGCTACGACGCCGAAACGGTTGATCTGGAAAACGCCGCCGATCTGGCGCGCGCCACCTTATTGGGCCTCAACTACAACACCCTTGATGCCGTCGAAGACACCGACGACAAGGAGCAACCATGAGCAAGAGCGCGAAACCGCGTATTTACAACCGCGCTGGCAAACGCGTCGAGGTCAAGGACAAGACCTGGTACGCCGTTCATGCCAGCGGCGATGCCACCGAGCGAGTGATCGAAGTCTTCGTCTATGGCGAGATCGGTGCTTGGGGTATCACTGCCAATCAATTCGTGCAGGATCTGCGCGCCATGGATGATGGTGTGTCGCCGGTGGTCGCCGCGTTCAACAGTATCGGCGGTGACCTGTTCGACGGTCTGGCCATGCACAACGCGCTGTCGCGGCTGGGCGAGCGCTGCACCGGCCGGATCGATGCACTGGCCGCGAGTGCGGCCAGTGTGGCCGTGTGCGGCGCCCACCGCGTAGTAATCGCGGCCAACGCCATGTTGATGATTCACAACCCATACACCTATACAGGCGGTAGCGCTGAGGACTTCCGCCGGGTTGCTGATGTATTGGATCAGACCTTGGAGGCGATCATCGCGGCCTATAAGGCCAAGGCGCCCGACATTGATGACGCCGAACTGCGGCGAATGGTTGATGCTGAAACTTGGCTGACCGCCAACGAAGCGGTGGCGTTGGGGCTGGCCGATGAAGTGGGCGACGGCGTCAAGGTCAAAGCCTGTCTCGGTCAAGGCGCGGTGCTGCAACGATTCCAGAACGCACCGGCTGATTTGCTGGCCCAGCTCGACGAGGCACCCGAACCGGATCCGGATCTTGAGCCTGTCGATCCGCCGCCGGTGCCGCCCGTCGTAGACTCGGCCAAGTTAGCATTGATGGTCACTCAGCGCTGCACGGCGGCGGGCATCAGCAACCTGGTCGAGCCGCTGCTCAAGTCAACCCAGCTTGAAAGCGAAGAGATCGTTTTAGCCGGTCTGGCGCGCGCCAAGGCGGTAAACGACCTCTGCGTGGCTGCGCGGCTGCCGGAATTCAGCGCCGAGTATGTCGCTGCAGGTCTGGACGAGGCGGCTGTGCGGGCGCGTCTGTTCGACAAGATTGTCACCAGCGGTAAGGGCTTTGAAATCGACAACAGTCTGCCGCTGGCGGACGATCTGGCGCCCAAGGTGCTGGCCAAACAACCTGACCCCAACTCGATTTGGGCTGCTCGCCAAGCGGCCCAAACTGGAACCGCGCAAAGCGCGAAAGGAGCAAGAGCATGACCATCAAACAGGAACCGATGCACGCGGGTGAATTCCTGCTGTCCGAAGGCGCCGGCAATATTTCGCGTGAAGCGATCAACGTCGCGGCCGGTCCAGAGTTGTGGCCCGGACAAATCCTCGGACTGGTGACCGCCTCCGGCGAATTCGCACCGTACGAACCGACGGCAGAGGACGGCACTGAAAACGCGGTCGCCATTCTGTACGGCCCGCTCGGTGAATCCGATGTGGTGCGTCGCGGTCGCGCCGTGGTGCGGTTGGCCGAGGTCAGCGAAGCGCACCTGACCGGTCTGGATCTGGCCGCCGAGAAAGCACTCGCCACCCATTTCGTGATCGTCCGCTAAGTCGATCCTTTTTTTGTATGCATCCCGCCGCGTGCGGGATTTTTCGTTTCTGGAGAGTACCCATGGCCGATATCGCCATTTTTGAAGACGAAGCGTTTACCGTTACCTCGCTGACCGCTGCACTCAATGATCAGCCCTACCTGCCGGGCCGCATCAGCGCCTTGGGCCTGTTCCGCGAGGAAGGCATTACCACCCTGACCGTGCAGATTGAAAAGGACGGTGACACCCTGGCACTGGTGCCGGCCGGTGAGCGCGGTGGTTCTGGCCTGGTGGTTGCTGCGAGCAAGCGCAACCTGATCCCGTTCAACACCGTGCACCTGCCGGAGCGTTTCACGATCAAGGCGGATGAGATCCAAGGCATCCGCGCCTTCGGCACTCGCACTGAGCTGCAGGCGGTTCAGGATGTGGTCAATGCACGTCTGGCAAAGGCGCGTCGTCAGTTGGACGCGACGCATGAGTTCCAGCGCATGGGTGCCCTTAATGGCCTGATCCTTGATGCCGATGGCCAAACCCCGCTGTTGGACATCTATGCGGCCTTCGGTGTGCAGCGTCAGAAGTTGTCCATGGGGCTGACTGAAGCCGGTACCGAGCTGCGGGTCAAATGCGGTGAGGCGCTGGACATGCAGGAGGATGCGCTGGGCAGCGTGACCAGTACCGGCTCGCGCGCTTTCTGCGGCAAAAACTTCTGGAACAAGCTGATTGTTCACAAGTCGGTCAAAGAGACCTACCTCAACAGTCAGCAAGCGGCAGCGCTGCGTGGTGACGCCCGGGAAAGTTTCGAGTTCGGTGGCATCATTTGGGAGCGTTACCGTGGCAAGGTCGCCGGCGTGTCTTTTGTCCATGACGACAAGGCGCTGCTGGTTCCGGAAGGCGTGCCAGATCTGTACATCTCGGTGTTTGCACCGGCCGACTACATGGAAACGGTCAACACCCAGGGCATCCCGTACTACAGCATGATCGAGCCGCTGCCCTTCAACAAAGGTATGGCCGGTGAAGCTCAGTCCAACCCGCTGCACCTGTGCACTCGACCGCGCGCCCAGATCCTGCTGGAACTCTGAGCATGGGCTTTCGCGATCTGATCGCCGAAGTCGACGCGGTGGTGTTCGAAACGCTGGGCGACACCGCACGGATCGAGGGTCGCGAAGAGCCAGTGCTCGGCATGTTTGCCGCGCCCTGGCTGCAACCCAAGTTCGGCAAGCTCAACACCGGGTTGCGTGAGCCTCGCTTCGAGATCCGCGTCAGCGATTCGCAAGGTCTGGAACAGGGCATGCTGGTCAGCGTTGACCTGCCTGCCCTGGATGGCGGCGGTGACTACGACTTGATCCAGCTCGAACCGAGCGGCGACGGACTGGTCGCCCTGATTCTGAGGTTGCGGCCATGAGTGTCGGCAGCTATTTCAAACCCTCGGCCGGGGGCGGGATGATCTCTATCCAGTCCACGGCCGCAGATTTTCAGGCGTTCCAGGACTTTGCCAAGGTGGTGCCGAAAGCGGCTGCCGCGGCGCATCGGCGCGCGATCAACAAGACGTTGGGAAGGTTGCGCACGCACATCGCCCGAGCCGTCAGCCGGTCAGAGCGCATTGCCGTAGCGGCGGTGCGTCAGCGGTTGCGCAGCTATCCAGTTTCCGGCGCGGCCGCGAGCGGCAAACTGTGGTTCGGATTGAACAGCATCGAATCCAGCCGGATCGGCCGGGCTAGGCAGACCGGGAGCGGTGTGTCGGTGGCGGGGCGGCGTTATGAAGGTGCCTTTCTCAAGAAGGTCTACGGCAACAAGCCCGACATCTGGATCCGCACAGCCTCCAAGCATTTCAACGGGGACGACTACCCGGATAGCACGGTGTCCCCCGGTCGCGGGCCGAGTTCGGGTTGGGTCGCCGAAAACGGTAGTCGTTTCCCGCTGGCCAAGGCCAAGGTGTCGCTGGAGCAAGCAAGGCCGCATTTCGACAGCTGGGTCAAAAAGGCAGACGAGATCCTGTTGGCGATTCTCAAACAAGAACTCAACTTTGAGCTGCGGAAATACCTCAAGAGGATCGGCAATGTCTGAAGAACCGTTCAGCCTGGACCAGCTTTATCGGGCGGTAGAACAGCATCTGCGTACCCACTTGCCTGGCGTACAGGCCGTCACGGCCTGGCCAGACATTAAGGATCGCGTGTTGCTGCCAGCGGTGTTTCTCGAGGTGGCCGAGATCGAGCCGGGTACCGATATCGGCACCGGCGAAACCTCGCTGGTCTGCAAGTTCGAGGCTCGGATCATTGTTGACCCGATCAAGGCGCACCATCATCAACAGGCCGTGCAATTGGCGACGCAGTTGGCGGTGCTGCTGCGTTCGCAGACGTGGGGGTTGGCAGTTGAACCCGCCGAGTTTGTGCAATCGCTGCAGGACTGGACCCAGCCGCACCTGGATGGATACACGGTGTGGCTGGTGGAGTGGACTCAGCAGGTTTATCTCGGCCTTGAGGAATGGCCGTGGCCGGACGAATCGCCGGGGTCGTTGGTGTTTGAAGTCGATCCGGGTGACGGGCAATTCAGGCCGGAGGATCTGCCGTGAGTTACGCAAGCGCGCAGCATGACCGCATGATCGCGGGTGCGGTAAAGGCTTGCTACGTGGTCGCGGTGGATCTGTCCGCTTCGCCGCCGGTATGTCGCGTGTCGGATGGCAGTGAATGGGTCAGCGCCTGGGTGCGGTGGCACAGCATCGCCGCCGGCAAGGCCAGGCACTGGCGGGCGCCGTCTTTGGGCGAGCAGGGCAGTTTGATCAGTCCCAGTGGTGACGTGTCACAAGGCACATTTGTCCCGGGCTTGTATGGCAATGCCGGGCCGCCGCCAGATAATCGCGACCATGTCGAGGTCTGGCGTTTTGATGATGGCGGCTCGCTGGTCTACGACTGGCAGGCCAAGTCTTACACCATCACCCTGCCGAGTGGCACGGTGGCGATCAAGGTCGGCGGCACGGAGGTCGTCGTTACGGATAACGCGGTAACGGTGAAGTCGGGAACGATTGATCTTGAAGCGACCGTGAATATCAAAGGGCCTGTCAATATCGACGGCGCGTTATCCGTAACGGGCAACATCGACGGCGCTGGCAACATCATGGCCGCCGGCAACAGCGACAACCACCACAAACATTAACCCAAACATTCATCCAGCCCGCCAAGTGCGGGCTTTTTCATGCCTGGAGAACCACATGGCCAAGATCGATATGACCTCAACCGATGCGCAAGCGTCCTCGGAACCGGCATTGTCATCCTCAACTTACTCATCGCCTGAGTCCTTGAAATTCCGCGACAAGCTCTACATGTCGCGACTGCTGATCGTGCCCGGTACCGACCGATCCTATCCGGTGGAGAAGGCGACGGTCGTGGTGCCGGCCTCCGACATCGAGGCGGTCAAGTTCCTGAAAGCCAGCGAAGAATACGAGCCGTTCAAGGAGTGACATCGATGATCGGAATGGATCGCCAGACCGGCCTACCCATATCCGGCATCGAGCATCTGCGGCAATCCATTGCCGACATCTTGAGCACGCCGCTGGGCAGTCGCCGGCACCGCATGGAGTACGGCAGCAAGCTGCGGCGGTTTGTCGATTTGCCCGTTAACGAGGGCTGGAAAAGCGCCGTACAGGCTGAGGTCGCCCGCGCTTTGGGGCGCTGGGAGCCACGTTTGAAGCTCGACCAGGTGCGTGTCCTTTCCGTCATTGGTGGGCAAATCAATCTGCAAATCGTCGGGAAGTACCTGGGCGACGGCGTCACGTTGGAGGTGGCTGCATGAGTACCGTTGATCTGTCGTCGCTGCCGGCGCCGACCGTGCTGGAACCTCTGGACTTCGAAGAGGTTTATCAGGACGGTTTAGGCGTCTTTCGCGGGTACATGGGTGGCAACTGGACGGCCGCGCTGGAAAGCGATCCAGTGGTCAAAGTGCTTGAGGTCGGGGCCTACAACAAGGTCGGCAACCGCGCCCGGGTCAATGACGCCGGCAAGGCGCTATTGCTGGCGCACGCCATTCGCGGCGACCTCGATCACTTGGGGGTCAACGTCAATCTGCAGCGGCTGGTCATTCAGGCCGAGGATCTGCTGGCGGTGCCGCCGGTGCCCAAGGTCATGGAAGACGACGACCCGTTTCGCGAGCGCATCCAGTTGGCCTATGAAGGACTGACTACGGCCGGCCCGCGCAACAGCTACATCCTGCACGCGCGTAACGCCTCGGGGCTGGTGGCAGACGCCACGGCTGAAAGCCCGGCGCCTTGCTACGTTACGGTAACGGTGCTGGGGTTTGATGGGGAGGGTGAAGCGCCGCCGGAGCTGCTGGCCACTGTAGCCGCTGCGCTGAATGACGATGACGTGCGCCCGGTGGGTGATCGGGTGACTGTGCAGAGCGCGCAGGTGATCCGTTACGAGATCGACGCCATTTTGCACATGGCCGGCGCCGGCCCGGAAGCGGATGCCAGTTTGGCCGAAGCGAAAAGCCGATTGGCCAGTTGGATCAATCCACGCAAGCGGCTGGGCGTGGAGGTCGCACGCTCTGCTGTTGACGCTCAGTTGCACGTTGCCGGCGTTGCCCGGGTTGAGTTGGTCGGTTGGCAGGACTTAGCCCCGACCAAGGCGCAGGCGGCGTTCTGTACGCGCTACAACGTGAGGCTGGCGGGCTGATATGAAGAGTCTACTGCCGCTCAACAGCACGCAACTGGAACGGGCCATGGAGGCCGCGTTTTTCGAAAAGACGATTGTCCCACTGCGCGACCTCTACAACCCCGACACCTGCCCGGTGCACCTGCTGCCGCATCTGGCGTGGGCGTGGTCGGTCGATCGCTGGGACTACCGATGGTCTGAGGCGACCAAGCGCGCGGCCATCAAGGCGTCTTTCTACATTCACAAACATAAGGGCACCATCGGCGCGCTGCGCCGCGTGGTCGAGCCGCTGGGCTACCTGATTGAGATCGTCGAGTGGTTCCAGACGGTGCCCGAGGGTGTGCCGGGCACCTTCGCGCTGAAGGTGGGCGTTCTCGATACCGGTATCACCGAGGAAATGTATCAGGAGCTAGAGCGCCTGATTGACGACGCCAAGCCCGTTACCCGGCAACTGACCGGGCTGGCGATTAGCCTGGAAACCCAAGGCAACTTAGATATCGCCGTATCCCTCTACGACGGCGACGAAATCGACGTTTACCCACCCGTCATGCGTGACATCGAGGTCACCGGCAGCTTTGGCGTGGTCGGCCGCGAACACACCATAGACACCCTGGACGTTTATTATGATTGATGCGAACTCGCAGTTTTTCGCGATCCTCACGAACGTGGGGATGGCCAAGCAGGCGAACGCCGACGCGCTTGGCATTCCCTGGAAACTTACCGAAATGGGCGTGGGGGATGCTAACCCGAACGGGCTGGCAGATCCGCCCAATCCGGTGCCGTCGGCCATACAAACCAAGCTGCTCAATGAGTGGCGCCGAAAGCCGCTCAACCAACTGAAGATTGACCCGGTCAATCCGGCGGTGATCATCGCCGAGCAAATCATTCCTGCCGATGAGGGCGGTAAGTGGATCCGCGAAATCGGCCTCTACGATGCGGACGGCGATCTGGTGGCGGTGGCCAACTGCGCGCCAAGCTTCAAGCCGCTGCTGTCGCAAGGCTCTGGCCGCACGCAAGTCGTGCGCATGAACTTTGTGGTCAGCAATACCGGGAATATCACGCTCAAGATTGATCCGGCGGTGGTGCTGGCTACCCGCGAATATGTTGATTCGCGTCTTTTGGACGAGTTGAGCCGGCTCGACATGAAGCAATCTGTGCGCGCTGCAACGACGGCCAACATTGCTCTGCTCGGTTTGCAGGTGGTGGATGGTGTTTCGCTGAACGCCGGCGATCGGGTGTTGGTGAAGAATCAGACGGTTGCGAAGGATAACGGTCCATATGTAGTGGCGGCCGGAGCCTGGGCGCGGGCAAGTGATGCCGACAGCAATGCCAAGGTCACGCCGAATATGACGCTGGCGGTTGAGGTGGGGGCTACTCAGGCCGATACGATTTGGCAGTTGGTGACAGATGGCACGATTGTTGTGGGTGTCACGGCCTTGACGTTCAAGGACATTACCGACGGTCTCGCCCGTTTGCTTTCTCCGATCTTTGTCGGAAGCCCCAAGGCGCCGACGCCGGCGCAATTTGACAGCAGCAAGTTGCTGGCTACAGCTGAGTTCGTGAAGCGCAGCGGGGTCGAGTTTTCGGGGTTCACCACAAACAGCGCGAACTTGGCACTAGCGGCTGAGCATGTCGGCGGCCTTCACAGCTTTTCCGGTGCGGTGCAACTCACTGCGACCTTACCGCCTACGGCAGGTATCGGGCAGGGCGCTACTGTCACGCTTGTCTGTGCGGGTGCTGGTGGCCTGAGAGTCGTCGGCGCCGGAACCGATGTGGTCTACACCTCGACAGGCGTCACCGGGCCGATTCTGATGGCGCTGGGCGATACGGCTGAATTCATCCGACTGCAAGATCAGTGGCGGCTGATCGGTGGCACCGTTGCACTGCGCTATGCCGGCATCATGGCGGGGGAGAGCTTTACAACCCGGCCTCAGTTCGACAGCACCAAAGCGCTAGCAACTACTGAGTTTGTGCAAAGGGCGCTGGGTAACCGCGCGGGCGCCGCGATCGCCAGTGTCAGCACGGCGTTGACGGCAAGCATTTTCGGTAAATTGCTGCTGCTGAATTCGTCCGCCAGTTTCACTGTGGCGCTTCCGCCTTCTGCCTCTGGTTCTCCGGTGGCTGGTAGTTCGATCACAATGCAAAACGTCGGCTCTGCTGCTGTGACGGTCATTCCCTCTGCTGGCGATACCCTTGGCGTAATTTCAACGCAGCCAATGACGAGTTTGGTTGTTCAGCCGGGAACATCGGTTGAATTGATTTTGCAGGGTACGAATTACTTTATTTCAGGCGGGGCGGCACTGAAATTTTCGCCAGAATTCGCTATGTCTGCCGCACAGAACGGATACCAGAAACACCCGTCTGGTCTGATCGATCAATGGGGGTCTGTAGCTGTTACAGATAATGCAGAGGTTAACGTGGTACTCCCCACTGCGTTTCCTAACGCGATTTTTGGGGCGGTGGTTTCCGTACCCTTATCGGCGCAGGCGGGGGCTGCAGAGTTTTCTATTGCCGGAGTGAGGAAGAACGGTAGCAGCCTTAACAGCATTTTGGTCAATGCGAACTCGGGGCCGACCAACTCAGTCAATCCGGTGATTTTTTGGCGTGTGTGGGGGTACTGATCGTGATTTTCTTTAGTGCAAAAGAACTCGGGTTCTATGACAGCACCATTGTTGAGGCAATTCCAGAAGATGGCGTGGAAGTTTCCCTAGAACATCGTCGCGCAATTCTCGATGGGCAGACTGCCGGCATGGTCATCGCTGCTGACGAGTCAGGCCTCCCCATCCTGATCGATCGGCCGCCGGTTAGCGCTGAGGTGCTAGTCGCCGTCGAGCGAGCCTGGCGTGATGCGCAACTGGCGTTCACAGATCCGCTGGTTTCCCGGCACCGGGACGAGGTCGAAGAAGGCGGGTCGACTTCGATCACGCCTGAGCAATATGCGGAGCTGCAAGGCTACCGCCGGCTGTTGCGCGACTGGCCACAAGGCGAGCAATTCCCACTCATCGACCACCGCCCGATTGCGCCGCCTTGGCTGCTCGAGCAGATCCAATAAACGCCCCGCACTGACGGGGCGTTTTCTTTTCCGTTACGCGTAACACGAACACCCTCACAGCCTCGCTTATGCGGGGCTTTTTCCTTTCTGGAGACTGACCCTTATGAGTTTTTTCCACGGCGTCACGACCACCTCGGTCGACACCGGCGCGCGCACCATCTCGCTGCCCTCGTCGTCGATTATCGGTCTGTGCGACACCTTCACCCCGGGCGTTCTCGGCGGCGGCACGGCGAAAGCCGGCGAACTGAAGTTGATCACTACCGAGCGCGAGGCCATTGCCGCCTTCGGCGCCGATTCGGCAATCACCAAGGCGTGTAAGGCGATCTACGTCAAAGCCAAGGCGGTGATCGTCGCCATCGGCGTGCCCAAGCTGGAGGACGCGGCGCTGCAAACCTCAGCGATCATTGGCGGTGAACTGGTCTCGGGTCAGCGTACCGGCCTGCAGGCGCTGCTCGACGGTAAAAGCCTGTTCAACGCTCAGCCGCGGTTGTTGATCGCACCTGGCCACACCGCGACTCAGGCGGTGGCTACGGCGCTCGACAGCGTGGCGCAGAAGCTGCGCGCCATCGGCATCATCGACGGCCCGGGTACGACCGACGAGGCCGCTATTGCCTACGCCGAGAACTTCGGCAGTCGCAACCTGTTCATGGTCGACCCGGGCGTCAAGTATTGGGACACCGGCACCAGTTCGACGGTCGAAGCGCCCGGCTCGGCTTGGGCAGCAGGCCTGTTTGCCTGGACGGATGCTGAATACGGTTTCTGGGCTTCGCCATCGAACAAGGAGTTGACCGGCATCACCGGCACGGGCCGCGCGGTCGAGTACCTGGACGGCGATGAAACCTGCCGGGCCAACCTGCTCAACAACGCCAATATCACCACGATCATTCGCGACGACGGTTATCGCCTGTGGGGCAACCGCACGCTGTCGAGCGATCCGAAGTGGGCCTTCGTTACCCGCGTTCGCACGCTGTTCATCCTCATGGATGCGGTGCAGGCGGGGCACAAGTGGGCCGTCGACCGTTCGATCACCAAGACCTACGTGACCGATGTCACCAACGGTCTGGATGCGTTCATGCGCGACCTGAAAGCCCAGGGCGCAATCATCAACTTTGAAGTGTTCGCCGACACCGAACTCAACACGGCCAGCCAGATCGCCCAGGGCAAGGTGTATTGGCGCATCCGTTTTACCGACGTGCCGCCGGCAGAGAACCCGAATTTCCTTTTCGAAGTCACCGATCAGTGGATGACCGAAGTGCTTGAAGCAGCCTAAGGGGGCGTAACCAATGATTCCTCAGACTTTGTACAACACCAACCTGTTCGTCGACGGCGTGAACTTCTCCGGCGACGTGCCGAGCCTGACGCTGCCCAAGCTGACCACCAAGACCGACGAATATCGTGGCGGCGGCATGGCTGGCCCCATCGATATGGATCAGGGGCTGGAAAAAATGGAAGCCTCGTTTGTCACCAAGGGCGTGCGCCGCGAGTCGCTGAAGTACTTCGGCCTGGCCGACGGCACGGCGTTCAACGCCACGTTCCGAGGTGCCTTCAAGGGCCAAAAGGGCGCTGTGACAGCGGTTGTTGCCACCCTGCGCGGTCGCCTCAAAGAGGTCGATCTCGGTGACTGGAAAGCCGGTGATGCGGCCGAGATCAAACACTCCGTTTCGGTCACGTACTACAAGCTCGAAATTGACGGGCGCCTGATGTACGAAATCGACATGGTCGCCGGCATTCAGGTGATCGACGGCAAAGACCAACTGCTCGAAGTGCGCCAAGCACTCGGCATGTAAGGAATAGATCCAGATGACTCAAGTAATCGCTAAAACCCTGCCTGCCTGGCTGTCGCTCAGTGCAGTCGGTGCCGTCGTAACGCTGACCCGCCCAAGCCAAGCCAATAGCATGGACGTCGAGACGTTGAACCTGCGTAACCCGACCGTGCGTGAAGTGCGTGCGGCTGATCGTGCTGCCAACGGCGATGATGAACAGCGCGAAATGATGCTGTTCGCCGGTCTGGCCGAAGTCGGATTGAAAGATCTGGAACGCCTCAAGCTGACGGATTATCGCCGCGTGCAAACGGCGTATTCGCACCTGGCACCGAAAACCGATTATTCGGACTCGATGCCGGCGTGGTTGTCGCTGACCACCGATCAGGTGCTGGTAACGCTTTCGTGTCCGAGTGAGATCAACGGCGTGACGGTCGACAAGCTGGCCTTGCGTTCGCCGACCGTGGGCGACGTGCGTGCGGCCAACCGTGAAGTGGGTGGCGATGACGAACAGCGCGAGCTGGTGTTGTTTGCGGCGTTGTCCGGCGCTTCGGTGGCGGATCTGGAGGGGCTGAAGCTGGTGGATTTTAACCGCTTGCAGGCCGGCTATTTTCGCATGGACAACGACGACGGGCTTTAACCCCAGCGTTATCAAGTCGGCAGCGAAACGTCTGGCGGCGGAAACCGGATTTTCCGCCGCTGAGATCCAGTCGATGCCGTTCGCGGATATGGTGTGGTGGCTCACGGATTGAGCCGCCATCGGTAGTGCTGGGCACATGAGGGCCACGACATGGCAAACAAACTCGCCCTCGGGCTGGTGATCGGCGGTGCCGTCAGTTCAACGGTCGGCGCCGCGTTCAAGGATGTGACCGGGCGCATCAAGCGCCTTGAGGCAGAAGGCAATAAAGCGCGGGTGCTGCAGCGCACGATTGGCGACACCATCCGCCTGCGCGAAGAATGGAAGAAGGCTCACGACACCGGCGCGGCCGGTGCGTCCAAATTACTCAACCGTTTGAACTCGAACCTCGACAGCTTGAAAAAGCAGGGGATCGAGGTCGGCCGGCTGGAAAAAGCCTATCGCTCGATGGGGCAGACGGCCAACAAAGCCGAGCTGAAAGCCAAGGGTCATCAGCAGATTGATTCTGGCGTAAAGGGCATGAAGGGCGCCGTCGGTGCGGCGGTGGTCGGTGTCGGTGCCATGGCGGTGCCGGCCAAGGTCAGCGCTGATTTTGGCGCGATTGTCCGTGACATCGCGATCAAGGCCGGCATTGCCAACAAGCCGCAAGAACAGGAGATGTCGCGCAAGATCATCGACACTTCACGCGACACCGGCATGGCGCGCAACGATGTGGCCGACGTGGTCAATCAGTTGGTCGGCGCCGGTATGGATCTGAGCAAGGCGCTGGAATACGCGCCTGTCGCGGCCAAGTTTGTCGTGGGGCAGGGATCCAGCGGTGTCGACACGGCGAAGATGATTAACGCCCTGGGGCAGAACGCCAAGATCACCGATCCCAAGCAGATGCAGCAGGCGCTGGAAGCGATCGCCTACCAAGGTCAGGCGGGCAGCTTTGAAGCGGCCGACATGGCCAAGTGGTTCCCGGAACTGCTGGCCAACATGGCCAGTAACGGCATCACCGGCTTGGATGCGGTGACGCAACTGGGCGCCATGTTGCAGGTGCAGATGAAGCAGGCTGGCAGTTCGGACGAAGCGGCCAACAACCTGAAAAACTGGATGGGCAAAATCGGCTCGACTGATACGGTCAAGGCCTACGAAAAAGCCGGGATTGATTACAAGGGATCGATGCAGACCGGTTTGCAAAACGGCATGTCGACGCTTGAGACCAGCATGTCGCTGGCTCAGAAGTACATTCAGGCGACCGATCCGAAGCGTGCGGCGGCCATGGCCGAAGCGACGTCAAAAATCAGCAAGGAAGCCAATCCCGATAAGGCCAAGGCCATGATGGCCTCGCTGGAAGAATCCCTGCGCACCGGCGACCTGTTCGCCGACATGCAGGTCAAGGCCGCACTGTCGGCTTACATGCAGAACAAGGCGCTGTATAGCCAGCTCAAAAACGATTCGCGTGACGCCACCGGGATCCTCGACAAGAACCTCGCCGAGCGGCGTGAGTCGTCATCTCAGAAATGGGCGGAAATGGCCCAGTCGATGGATGACGCCATGCGCAGCATCGGGGATGCGCTGCGCCCGGTGACGGACACCGTGGCCGAGTCGTTGACCAAGGTTACTAAAGGCATTACGTCGCTGACTGATAGCGCGCCCGGGGTGGTTGCCGGTATCGCTACGGTCGGAGCGGGGCTGATTGCCTTAAAAGGTATCTTCAGCACGATCAAGATCAGCAAGGGGCTGCTAAACCTTGCGCGTGGGTCGCGCGGTGGCAGGAATGGGAGCGAAGCCCCAAATAAAAAACCCGGAGAACTTGATCTCGTAGCGACTGGCCTGGATGTTGTTTCACGGGTGAAGGAAGCGGCAACAGGCGGTGGCCTTGGTACTGAAAGTGGTGCAGGTAACGACGGCGTCAAGAAGGTTTTCGTCGTCAATGCCGGCGCTATGGGAGGCGGTGTGGATGCGTCGGGCGAATCGCGCCGCCGTGGACGTGGGTCAAGGCGCAGCGCTCGGCGCCGGTCATTGCCGAGTTCGAGAGGTCCTCGTCCGACTGTGCCTCGTCCACCTGTTTCGATCCCATCGCCATCAGTCCCCTCCGTTCCAAGTGGGGCATTGTCCAAGCTCGGCGCCGTCGCAGGAACCGTCGGTAAGGTCGGTAAGGTGGCCAAGGTTATTCCTGGCGGCACGCTGCTGGAGTCCGGGGCGATGGCGCTTGAAACCTTTCAAAACGCCAAGACCAAGGACGAAAAAGCCGAAGGTTACGGTTCGGCTGCCGGCAACCTGGCCGGCACCATGGCCGGTGCAGCAGCAGGCGCCGCCATTGGTTCGGTTGTGCCGATCATCGGCACCGCGATCGGCGGCATGATCGGTGCTTACCTGGGCAGTCAGGGCGGTGCGGCGCTGGGCGGGTCGTTGGGTAAGTCGCTGTTCGGCGGTGAGGATGAAAAGCCCGAGCAAACGGCAAAGGCGCCGGTGCCGACCACGCCGCTCATGATGGCGTCAGCGGCGCAGCAAGGCCCGGTGCTGGGGGATGTCGCGCGCTCGATGGCAGTGACGGCGCCGCTCAAGTCGGCGGCGATGGCCATCCAGCCCAAGGAGGCGGCGAAGCCGGAGCCGGCCAAGGTGGATCAAAAGTTTGAGTATTCGCTGAGCATGCCGGTCACGGTAGAGGGGGATGTCAAAGACCCTCAGCGCCTGGCGCAGGATCTCATGCCGCACATGCAGCGAATGATGGCGGATGCGGCGAGGAGTAACGCCGCCAAGCTGTACGACGAACCCCATGTCTAAGGAGGTTTCATGGCTTACATGGAGCAGATGCAATCAAGTCTGAAGTATCTGGTGGATGCAGCGGAAACCGGGCGGCGCAGTGCCGACGGCATGCTGACCCCGGTCAACGGCGCGATCCGCGAACTGACCGGCGCCGCGTCCGAGCTGGAGAACATCCCGTTTGTTGGCCCGGCAATCGGCGCCAAACTTCAGCGAGTGATGCGCGGCGTCGACGCAGCTCAAGCCAAGGTCGGTCAGGTGGCGGCGGTGTACGGCCGCGCCACCCGGGCGGCGGCTGAAGTGCAGGAGCGGCTGGGCACATTGAAGGAACAGGCGGGCAAGGCGGCCACGGCGATCAACAACGTTGCCGGCAAGGTCAGTCCGTCGCTGGCCAACATCGTGCCCACCAGTTCCTTTGCCGTGGAGGCCACGCCGGCGCCGGAAGCGGTGAAGCCGTTCCCGCACCTGATGATCATTCAGCCGCGCGATCCGAAGATTGAGCCGTATTACTTCAACCTGGACACGGCAGCTTTCGACGAGCTGAGCCGTTCGACCGAATTCCGCTGGGCGTCGCAGGAGCGGTTGACGCGCCGGCCGGCGAAGCAGGCCGTCGGTATGGGCGATGAAAAATTGACGCTCAAGGGCACGATTTACCCGGGCTTCAAGGGCGGGTTGAAGCAGCTCGACACACTACGTTCCATCGGGGCCAGGCTGCAGCCGCTGACTCTGACCACGGGTTATGGCGAGGTGATCGGAACGTGGTGCCTGAAAAACATCAACGAGGAACAATCCGCGCTGCTCCACGGCGGGATTGCTCGAAAACAGGGCTTCACTCTGGAGTTTGAGCGCTATGGCGAAGACATGCAGGACGTCTGACGGCGACATGCTCGATGTCATTTGCAACAACGTTTACGGCCATCTGAATGGCAGCGTCGAGGCTGTGCTCGATGTCAATCAGGGGCTGGCTGATGAACCTCAGCCGTTCCGGTCGGGCGTGATTATCGTCCTGCCGGATTTGCCAAGCCCGACCAGTGAAGGCGTCAGCTTGTGGGATTGACCCGGGGCGATGCCTTCGCCGGCGCCGCGTCGCGTTACGCGTAACGACACCTTGTTTTTCTGGCCCGCCTTGTGCGGGTTTTTTATTGGAAAAAATCCATGACACCGATGTTTCGAATCGTCGCTGATGGGGCTGATGTCACGGCCAAGATCAATGATCGGTTGTTGCAGCTCCGTACCTCTGACAAGCCGGGCATGGAGTCCGACGAGTTTGAGTTGCGTATCGACGACCGTGACGGGCAAGTTCAATTGCCAAGGCGCGGCAGCTCAATCGAGATTTACCTGGGCTATACCGAGACGACCTTGGCGCGTATGGGCAGCTACACCGTGGACACGATTGAGGTGTCAGGCCCGCCCGACACCATCGTGATCAAGGGCAAGGCCAGCGACGTGCGTGGCAGTGGCAAGACCATCCGCAGCGGGAGCTGGGAAGACGTGCCGCTGTCGAAGATCGTGGCTGACGTCGCCGCGCGCAATGGCTGGACGCCGGTGTGTCCGGTGTCGACCAAGGTCGCCCGGGTCGATCAGCTCAACGAGTCCGATTTTAACTTCATCACCCGGCTGGCCAAGCAATACGACTGCACCGCCAAGGTCGCCGACGGCAAGCTGTTGGTGATGCCGCGCCAAGGTGGACAGACTGCCAGCGGCAAAGCATTTGGCGCTATCACCTTGACTCGACGCGACCTCAGCCGTTGGCAATTCAGTCTCGGTGATCGCAACTCACACAAGGCGGTGGCCACCAAGCACCAGGATAAAAAGAACGGCAAGCTGGAGGTGGTCACCATCGACAATGATGATGCGCCGGACGGCCTGCCGGCCGTGCATACCGACCGCCATATCTACCCCAACAAGACCGCTGCTGAAGCGGCGGCCAAGGCCCGTCTGTCAGCATTCAACCGCTCGACCGCCGATGTGCGGTTGGAGATGCCCGGCCGAACGGACATCTTCGCCGAGCGTCCCATCATCGCTCAGGGTTTCAAGGTTGGGCTTGATGGCGAGTACCTGGCGGATTCGGTCGAGCAGGTGTTCACCCAGTCCGGCTGGTCGACCACGGTCGAATGCAATGCCGGCAAAGCTGGTAAATCCAAGGGCAAGAAAAAGAAAGAGGCTAAACCACCCCTCAAGGTGGTGACCATCGAGAAACAGTAACCGCATCCCATCGCCGCTTGAGTGCGGCTTTTTTACGTCTGGAGTTTTTATGTCGCTCACTCAGCAGCAGTTGCTGCAGATCCTCCCCAACGCCCGCCCAGTCGCGGGCGTTTTTGTACCTGTCCTGAATACAGCAATGCAGCGCTACCAAATTGTCGGTAGCAAGCGTGTTGCCGCGTTCATCGCCCAGATCGGCCATGAGTCTGGCCAACTGCGCTACGTCCGGGAGATCTGGGGACCGACTCCGGCTCAAACGAAATACGAGGGTCGAGCGGATCTGGGCAATACCCAATCCGGTGACGGTTCGAAGTACCGTGGACGCGGCCTGATTCAGATCACCGGCCGAGCGAACTATGTGGCGTGCGGCGAGGCGCTGGGCCTTGACCTGATCAGTTTCCCCGAGCTGCTCGAGTTGCCACAGCATGCCACTATGTCAGCGGCATGGTTCTGGAAACAAAATGGGCTGAACGACTTGGCTGACCGTGACCAGCTCAACACGATCACCCGCCGAATCAATGGCGGATTGAATGGCTTGCAGGATCGACTGGATATCTGGTCGCGTGCGCGGGCGGTGCTGGCGTGATCGCCGTACCGTGGAAAGCGGTCGGTGCGGTGTTGCTAGTGCTTAGCGGCGCCGGCAGTGCCTGGCAGTTTCAGGACTGGCGCTACGGAAAGCAGTTGGCGGAGCAATCCCAACTGCACGCCGAAACCCTCAATCAACTGACCCAAGCCGCAGCTTCCGCGCAGCAGGCCGAGCAGGACAAGCGTCTGGCGCTCGAGCAGCGGCTGGCGGCCAGTGAGAAAACCCACTTCAGGAAAATGAGCGATGCCCAACGTGACCAAGATCGCTTGCGCGATCGCCTTGCCACTTCTGATCTGCGGTTGTCAGTCCTCCTCGACGCGGATTCAGCCGGTGGCTGTTCAGTGTCTGCCGCCCCCGGCGCCGGCGGCGTGGATCATGCAGCCGTACGCGCCCAACTTGACCCGGCGCATGCTCAACGAATTGTCGGAATCACCGACGCCGGCGACCAAGGACTGATTGCACTGGCGGCGTGCCAAGCTTACGTCAGGGACGTGGCGCGATGACCTACATTTCAGGTTGGAAAAATTAACATGAGCCAAAAAGCAAAGCCCCGGAGGTTGGCCCTTCTGGGGTTTCTATTTTCGCCTCCATCTCTCAATGAGTGGCGAACTGAGTAAGCGGCGCCGGCAAGTGCTAAAACGCTCTCTAAAACTACCTCGACATTACTCAGTCTGTTCGTAATGAGCGCCTGTAGGTAATGAATTTGAATCGGGTGGCGGAACTCACTCGAACGGGCTCGCATTGGACAGGTTGTCTACAAAATAGTAGCGTCACTGATTTACCCACGCCATTGGTGGGTGTTCAGGGGGGGAGATATGAGTTATTTTGATCTAAGAGCGAGTATAGAAGACCTTGCCGAACGAGCAAAAGGGAACGGCGACTACCTTGCCGAAAATGCCCTCATAGCTCAGTTCAATGGATTACTTAAGGAAGCACAAAATAAAAACTCGAAGCATAGAGATCTCACCGCTTTACCTGAGTTGCGGAATTATATCTCGCAGAAGGAGTTCTTAAGGGCAATCGACCATTTGATGGCTGCCACAAAATTTCTTGCGCAACAATCGTCGGTAAAGTATGGAAAATTCCAGATTCTCAGAGCAGAAACGCAGCTTGCGCAAGACTTTCAGGCCTTGACCGAATTAGGTAAACCCGTCGGGTTTTTGTTCTTCGATATTGATCATTTCAAAGACCTTAACACTGAGCACACTGAAACTATCGTGGACTTATATGTGCTTAAACCCTTCATGATATTTATCGCCGATTTGGTTAAAACGCGGGGTTATGGCTACAGTGTCGGTGGAGACGAGTTCATCGTGCTGCTTGGCAACACTAGTGCGCTGGAGTCCGAAGCCTTCGCTAAGAGGTTGCTGGAACAAGCCGCCGCACGCCGATTTGATGTGAATGGTATCGATGTAAATATTACTCTCTCTATCGGGACCTGCTGTTCACAACCAGGCGACCTCGCTGTTGATGATGTCCGGACGAAAGCCAACGAAGCTGAAAATTTAGCCAAAAAGCAAGGAAGGAACTGTGTGGTCCGAACCGACCAGTGACACAGGTCGTGGGCTGTACGAATGAACCCAGAAAGCTGTCGATTTTTAAGTCACTTCGGCAATCATCACCGCGAGCGTCATCTTGATAAATTCCTCGATTTTATCGATGGTCTCCAGGGCGCTGCGGACATTACTGCCGACTTCAGTAGCTCCGCGTTGCTCGACCCAAAGCGTAAGCTCCATGATGGCTGCCTCTAGCGCCAGTTGGTTTTCGTTGAGTTTTTAGGGCAGGGAAGCAGGCCAGAGTTAGGCATTTGCTTTCCCCTGGGGATGAAGCATATACAGCAAGGGAGGCGGGAGTTGGTTGGGCGCTGGGAATGCAAAATGCCGTACCACTTTTTGTACCATTTCTGTGTTTCTGAGGGGGACTTTAGGGGATAAATACCCCCCCTAAAACCCTTTAAACCCCCCAGACCAAAAACGCCAGCTAATCCGCCCCCTCTAGCTTTCCCAGGTGTGAGGCAGGAATATTTCCTGCGCATCTGGTAGCGTCAGACTACAAACCTAACCAAGCGGAAGTACGGGATGTCAATCAAGGTTGCTGCACCGCTCGTTAACGGCGATTTGTGGGATCCGTTCGGCGAGAGCGCGTCAGGAGAGGACATTGTAGAACTGATATGCGGTGATGATCTGCGGCCGCCTCCCACGAGTGTGGTCATTACGGTGACTACCGAATCGGGTAAGCGGGTGGAGGTGCGGATTCCGAATTCTGACACCGGCACCGCCAGCGTGAGGATTGACGGCAAGACCGTGTAGAAAATGGGCTGATTTTCTGTCTAAAACTAACCCTGTCTACCGCGTATTCACTGACCTAAAACGCGTATAAATGACGGTATGGTTTTAGACAGTTAAATGCTGAGGGCCGCGTAGTGCGTGGCCTATGCACTGTTCCAGCCCATACTGCTGCATCAGTGGTGTGTTGGGGGGATAAGGCGAGATGTACCCCAACGGAATCCGTCTTCGATCATTTGAGATGCGTAGTTCCATTATCGCGTCGACTAACTGTAGGATCATGAGTTATTCGGGGTCACCTTGACATAGTGGTGGGCAGTTTTTGCCCACACCACAAAAGTCACGGTTAAGCGGAGGGAACCTTACTGGGAAATTCATAAATAAATTTCATCAGCATTTCTGCAAACGCTAGGAGTTCGTGTGCGTCATCTTGGGTCATAAGTGCAATCTCGTGCGTAGCTTCATTTCCTTTTTTTCTGATGTGGTCGACCCATCCACGCCCATTCGGCGGTATATAGCCTGCATCCGCGAGAAAGTTCACGTAACTTATGAACGCCTCTCCCTCGGCCGCCCCCTGAGAAACCCCTATGTTCATGAGCAATTTTCGACACAGAAGGACAGAGCCGGTGAATGCACCAGCAGCCGTGCATTGTCTAGCCTCGTCATAAAGAGACTCTAGGTCTTTGGGGAGGTGAGCAACGTTGTTGCCAGGCAAAATTCCGGGGAGCTGAGACTTTCCATTTCCCCAGTACGTCGGATTTGAGCAATGGCTGCAAACATAGATGTGTTGATTCTCTGACGAGTAATAGCCTCTTGAACTCGCTACCGTGTTGTTGCAGAACCCGCACTTAAATTGCTTTGAAACGATCCCCGCTATGTTTACCCAAGACATGTTCCGCCTCCTTCTGATGGCAGTTGATGCTATCCCATCTTGAGGATATCTAGGTCTAAATTTTGTAGGACGCCTTTGCAGACGGATTCTGCGCAAAACCTACGTCGGACGCCGCACGTTTCCGCTCGCATGAGCACAAAAATCGGTTGTTTTGCCATGAAAGAAAATGGCTTTTATCCTTTAAAACAACAGATTAGGTTTTTTCAGTCCCCTGCATGGGGTGCTAGGGGCGAGTGCGACGGTCTGGACAGACTTCTGTCATTCGGGAGCCATAAGTACCGCGAGCGTCATCTTGATGAATTCTTCGTTCCTGTCGATTGTCCAGAGTGCACCGCGAACGTTCTCGGCGACATCGGCCGATCCGCGCTGCTCAACCCAGTTGGACAGTTCCATGATGGCGGCCTCGAGGGCGAGCTGGTTTTCGTTGATCTTGAATAGCAGGGAAGGGAGCAGATCAGAATTTGGCATTGGGCGTTCCTCCGTGAGATAGCCCAGCGTAGCACCGTGTTACATGAAGGGTGTTTTACGTTTGGCAGGACACCGGAGAAGGGAGAACGAGCAGAAAGTTTTGTAACGCGGACCAAAAAGTTTTGTAACGCTTCAGCTAGCGCGGCGGAAATCTCATCAAACAGAAACGACAAAGCCCTGAATAATCAGGGCTTTGTCGGTACCAAATATGGCGGAGGCGATGGGATTCGAACTCATGGACCTGTTACAGTCGACGGTTTTCAAGACCGTTGCCTTAAACCACTCGGCCACACCTCCGTTGCGTTGCGGGCGCCATAATACCTGAATGAAACACAC